GGCACGGCGCAGGCCCGCCGATGGGGATGGGGGGTGTGCATCTCTGGGTTCAAAGGGTCGGAAACCGCGCCTGAGCCCACGCGCAGAAAAAAAGCCGTCCGTTTGAAAACGCGGAGGGGCTGGAAACAAATTCAAAGGAATCAAACATGCCGCGTGGTGGGTCTAGACCTGGTGCTGGGCGCAAGGCCGATCCAAACAGTGGCCGGCAACAAGCCGCCGCAAAACGTGCTGCTCCAGCCAAGGCCATCGCACCTTCTGGCGAGAAGGATGCAAGGGCACCGGCTTCGTGGCCATTCGGTACAGCGCAGGAGAAAGAACCTGAGCTGCTTTCCTCACTGACGCCTCTGGACTACCTGCTTTCGCTCGTCCAAAACCCGAAAGAGGACAAGCGGATCAGGATCCAGGCGGCCACGATCGCGGCACCGTATGTGCACCCAAAGAAGGGCGAGGGCACCGGAAAGAAGGAGCAGCAGGCCGCGGCGGCCAAACAGGTGGCCAGCCGGTTCTCGACGGGTGCGCCGCCGAAATTGGTGGCTGCCGGCGGTAAGAAGGTCTGATGCCGGAGTGGTCATCGGCGTGCAAGGACTGGGCCGAGCGGCTCATTTCCGGCAGGTCGATCATTCCGGCGCCGATCTATCCCGATCAGGCAGACCAGGCGCTGGCCATCTTCAAGGAGTTGAAGGTAACGGACCTGCCTGGCAAGCCGACCTTTGGGGAGTGCTCCGAGCAATGGGTGTTTGACTTCGTGGCCGCCATCTTTGGCGCCTACGACGCTGACACCGGTCGGCAGCTGATTCGCGAGTTCTACCTGCTGATCAGCAAGAAGAACACCAAGAGCACGATCGCGGCCGGCATCATGCTGACCGCAGTGATTTTGTGCTGGCGGGAAGAGGAAGAGCACCTGATCCTTGCCCCAACAAAGGAAGTGGCCGACAACAGCTTCAAGCCGGCCGCCGGGATGATCCGTGCCGACGACGAGCTTTCAGCGCTGTTCCATGTGCAGGACCACATCAGGACGATCACGCACCGCGTCACGCGCGCATCACTGAAGGTGGTTGCTGCGGACACCGACACGGTGTCAGGCAAGAAGTCGGGCCGGGTGTTGATCGACGAGCATTGGCTGTTTGGCAAGAAAGCTGGCGCCGAAAGCATGTTCATGGAGGCCACTGGCGGGCAGATTTCGCGCGAAGAAGGTTGGGTGATCTACCTGACCACGCAAAGCGACGATCCACCGGCCGGGGTGTTCAAGGAAAAGCTGGACTACTTCCGCGATGTGCGGGACGGCAAGATTCTTGATCCCAAGTCGCTTGGGGTCTTGTACGAGTTCCCCGAGAAGATGCTGGAGAACAAGGCCTACCTTGACCCGGCGAACTTCTACATCACCAACCCGAACATTGGGCGGTCAGTCAGCGCCGAATGGCTCAGCGACCAGATCAAGAAGCTGAGCCACAAGACAGACGGAGCCTTCCAGCAGTTCCTGGCCAAGCACCTGAATGTGCAGATCGGCCTGAACCTGCGCTCTGGCCGATGGACAGGGGCCGACTTCTGGCAACGCAACGCCACCAAGGGCATTGACCTTGAATCGGTCATTGCCAGATCTGACCTGATCACTGTCGGCATTGACGGCGGCGGGCTGGATGACTTGCTTGGCCTGGTGGTGCTGGGTCGGGATCGAGACAGCGGCCGGTGGTTGTGCTGGGCGCATGCCTGGTGCCATGAAATCGCGCTCGAGCGCCGGCCGGAGATCGCGCCGCGGCTGCGAGATTTTGAAAGCCAGGGTGATCTGACCATCATCCCTGACGATTCCGAACAGGATGTGCAGGACGTTGCAGAAATCATCGTCCGCCTCTATGTGGCCGGATTGCTGGACAAGGTTGGCGTGGACCCTGTTGGCATCGCCAGCATCCTTGATGCGCTCAACGATCACGAAATTCCGGCTGAGCTCATCTTGGGCATCAGCCAAGGTTGGCGCATGTCTGGCGCCATCAAAACCACCGAGCGCAAGTTGGCGGCCTACGCCATCAAGCATTCGGGCAGTGACCTGATGGCCTGGTGCGTCAGCAACTGCAAGGCGGAAGCCAAGGGCAACGCGACATCGATCACCAAGGCGGCCAGCGGCACGCTGAAGATTGATCCAGTGATGGCGCTGTTCAACGCGGTGTCGCTGATGTCGATCGCGCCAGAGCCTGAAATTTTCAGCGACCCCGAGGTCATGACAACCTGACCTGAAAGAACCACATGAACATCAAAATCTTCAACCTCTGCATGCTGATCGGCTGGCTTTTGGTCTTGGCCGGTGGCGTGATGATCAGCCCGGGATGGGGTATCGCTGTTGCCGGTGGTCTGATGCTCTTCTTGAGCCTGGTATCGGCTTACATCGGCGGCATCCACGTGCCGAAGGCGCCTCGCCAGGCTGAGTGATGTTCATCTCGCAGGTTCGCGCGGATGCGGGTGGCGATTCGGATCGCTCACCCTTTGGCAACTGGTGGTTTACGCCGGTTGGTGGGCGTTCATCTTCAGGTGCCCGGGTCAATGCTGCCTCAGCTTTGGCCATTCCAGCGGTCTTCGCCGCGGTCCGCGTGCTTTCTGAGTCGTTCGCGTGCATGCCGTTTGACCTGTTCCGGCTATCGGCGAAGGGTGACAATCGCAGCAAGGTGCGCGACCACTGGATATATCGGCTGATCGCCAAGCGGCCCAACAAGTGGCAAGCGCCGTACGAGTGGCGCTTGATGCTGCAAGGTCACCTGGCCCTGCGCGGCAATGCCTACTGCCAGATCACGGCGGACCGCAGTGGTCGGATCATCGAACTGTTGCCGCTGCACCCCGATCGCATGACCGTCGAAATGCTTGAGGGCAACAACTACCGGTACTGCTACGTTGACCAGAAGGGCAACCAGCTCCGCTACACACGCGGCGAAATCTGGCACCTGCGCGGCCTCAGCGACGACGGCATCATGGGGTTGAGCCCCATTGAATGTGAGCGCGAAGCGCTGGGCGAAGCCCTGGCCATGCAAGCCTACTCGTCGCGGTTTTTCGCCAACGACGCAAAGCCTGGCGGCGGCTGGATCGAGTACCCCGGCAAGTTCCGCGACGCCGAGACGAAGAAAACCTTTCGCGATTCTTGGCAGCAGCTGCAAGGTGGCAGCAACCGCGGCAAAGTGGCCGTGCTTGAGAGCGGCATGAAGTTCCACGAACTGGGCCTGAAGAACTCTGACGCCCAATTCATCGAAGCGCGTGCCTACAAGGTCACCGACATTGCCCGCATATTCCGGGTGCCACCGCACAAGATCGGCGACCTGGCGCGTGCCACGTTCAGCAACATCGAACAGCAATCAATCGAGTTCTGGACTGACACGATGCTGCCCTATGCCGAGCTGTGGGAATCGAGCATTGAGTTCAATCTGCTGGGTCAAGGTCTGGGCGGCCTGGATGAAGACCTGGAACCAGAGTTCGACATGGACCGCATGATGCGTGGCGACTCCACGGCCAGGTCGGCCTACTACGCGTCGCGCACTCAATGGGGCAGCATGACGCCAAACCAGGTGCGCAAGCACGAAGGCGAAGACGAATTGCCGTGGCTGAACTTCACCATGCGCCCAGTGAACATGGTCAAGATGGATGCCAACGGCGAAGAGGGCCCCGAGGTGCAAAAGCTGCCCGGCGAATCAGACCCTCAAGAAGCCAAGCGCACTGACAGGCGAGAGCGTGCCCAAACCGTCGGCAAGGCATCCACCGCTCGGCTGCGCATGCTGCTTGAGGGCAATGCCAACCGACTGGCTCGGCGTGCGTCCGGCGCGCTGTTGCGCAAGCCGGCTGCCGAAGTGTTCGGCGATGACTTTGCCGCCCTCGTGACTGAATCGCTGGGCGTTGATCGCGACCGGGCAAATTCTTGGTGCGCAAAGCTCAAAGCGCTGCCGTCACCGACTGAGCAAAGCATTGGGCGCGGCCTGGTGGCTTGCGCCACTGGAGCGTGAGCATGGCAACCGAAAACGAAACTCAGGAACAGCTGGGCCTGCAGGCGGCAACCATCGAGAACCTGGCATCGCGGGTTTTTGCCGCGCGTGACTGTGCGCACCGCGCCCATTGGGCCACCAGCAGCTTCAGCGCTCACGTGGCACTGGATGGCTTTTATACCGACGTGGTTGGCGCCGTTGATGAAATCGTGGAGGTGTACCAAGGCACCTTTGGCCTGATCGGGCCTTTCGAGGTCGAAACCGATGGCGCCGGGGCCGATGTCGTTTCGTTTCTTGAGTCCGAGGTCGAGTGGATTGAGGACGCCCGGGACTCGATCGCAAACGGAAG